AATTAACAACTCCACTTGTAAATATATTTTGTGATTGTGATGTATTAAAATCACTTCTTTTAACCCAAAAACTAGCAACCCAAGTTCTTCTATTACCCTCACTTGATGGAGTTCTAGTTAAATAGGTAGAACTACCAATATCAAATCTCAATGACTGTTTAGCAACACCATTATAGAAACTTGGACTTGCACCAAACCAATTTTCTGAACTAAACATCTAATCACCCAAAGTTAAGTTGAGCAGTTCCCAACAATATTGAATTGTCGGCTTTCACAACATAAGGCACAACATCATAATCATTATTTTCACTTGATAGAGTAAGACCACCTGCACCAACACTTTCATAGTCTGTTCCAAGCGATACTGTACCTGCCGAGCCACTTGATGGCTGTATGAATATAATTACCCCAGTTTGACCTATCTGGCTTGCTTCTGTGCTTGGATTAGCTAGTGAATTAGTACCTGCTGATAATGTTAATATAAAATTTTGGTATGTATCAAAATCTAAAGTTAAGTTTGTTCCAGTAAATGTGCTTGGTAATTGTGCTTTAGTAAATGTGTTTTGTGATGATGCTGAAAAAGGTGTTACAAAAGCTAGGTTTCCAGAACCATCAGTTTTTAAAACTTGGTTTGCACTTCCATCTGCTGTTGGGTGGCTTAATCCATCTAATATAACTTTACCAGAACCATTAGGTGTTATTGCAATATTACCATTTGATGCACTTACTATTGCATTTCCATTTACATCTAAAGAACCACCTAATTGTGGACTTGTATCACCAACAACGTCTGTTGCTGAATCTGATACGTTAACTGTATTTGCTGAAGTGTTAAATGTAGCAAATGTTATGTCATCTGAACCATCAAAGAACTTTAAAATGGGTGCTGATGCACTTGAAGTATCTAGCCAAAATGTACCAGATACAGCACTTGCAGGTCTTGAACTACCAGAATTTGTTGTGTTTATTGACTCTAAAACGTCATTTAAATCACTCCTAAATGATGGAAAAGATTGGTTTGCAATACTAAAATCGTTTGACTGTGCCATAATTATTTATACTCCCTTTAAAATCCCTTTGCAATAAAATCAAAAGTTTTTGAAACTCCTGCATTTGAACTATTTAAAAAGGCAACATCAAAACCATTTATTGTTTTATTTGAAACTGTAAAATAATCTCCAGTTGCCATTGATTGCCCAGTTATTCCTAAAGCATAGTTACCACTTTTGAATGGATTTGTAAACGTAACAGATTTTGTTGATGTTCCAGAAACTATATCATTACCACTAAATATTCTATCTTGCATATCAACAGTTACAGTTACAGCCGATACTACTGGGGTACTTGCTAAATCTCTTGAAGTTAAAACAACTCTAAATTTTAAATATCTAGCTTCGTATTCTCCAATAACAAAATTTCTAAAATCTGTGTATGTACTATTATCATCACTTGTAGCTATTTCTAAATGAGCATTACAGTTTGCAGGTGTATCGCCATCAAAGTTAGAACTAGCATCATCAAAATTTCCAGTTTTATTATCAAATAAATCATCTGGGTTATCTGAACTTTGTGTTATAGATGCTGTTACTCTTGATGTATGTTTTGCACCAATATCAATTACATTAGCAAATTCATAGTTACCAGTTGATAAAAAATCTGCATTACTTGCACCAGAATCAAAGAACCTAGTAGTATTTGCATCAAAATTTCCACTTGCTGAATCAAATAATTCTGAACTATCTAGTTCTAAAGCACCATCTAATAATACAACATTATTTTTTGTTCCACCAAATGTAGGGTGTTCTGCTTGGGTTGTTATGTTATTAAAATTTAAAACTCCAGTAACATTAGAAATTATGGCAGTAGCATTTGAACTAAAGTTACCTAATTTATCTACAGCTTTTATAAGATATGTGCCTTTTCTTGATGGAACTGATATTGAAGTTGCAGGTCTTGATATTTTTTCAACTAATGCAACCGAGTTTTGCCAATCTGCTGTACCATCTAATTCTTCTGAAAATCTAAGATTATAATAGGCTAAATCTAAATCTGTTACAGCTTCCCATGATAAATGTGCTTCTTGACCAGAAACATTACATGAAAAATCTGTTACATCACTAGGGGGTGCGATTGCTCCAACAATAGTTCTTTGAGCAGAAACATAAGTTGAAGAAACACCTACTGTATTGACTGCTTTAACTCTTACGTCATAGATTGATTGGTCAACAACATTTAAAACCCTATGATTAAGACCAGAACCTTGAGCATAAATAATAAAATCAGATTCAGAACTTAATTTATATTCTACTTGATAAAAATCGATAAATTTATCTGGACTTGCACCAACTAAAATATCTAATGCAACAATAACAGTTCCATCATTATATTGAATTAATTGGTCTGATAAAGTAACACTTGCAGGTGGCTGAACTGTAAATGGATTAGGCAAAGTTGTATCTGGAATGTCTGCAACTTCTTGTTGAGTGCCAAATGTATAAAAACTGTCTTGGTGTTCTGATAATTGTAAACTAACTGTATGGTCTGAATTAAGGGTTAAATTTTGTACCCTAAAAGGTTTTGCAGAAAAACTTGGTGTTGCATGAGTTATATTGACAATATCCCCAATAGATAAATCTAGTGCTGTAGCATCTGTTTTTAGCGAAACATCTAAACTAGACCTAGACCTCCTTAAAATGATTTCTGCCATCTCTTGTGCTTGATATGGACTTGTAAACATGGAAAAATCAAACCTACCCTCTAAAAGCAACCCACCATCTGCTGTTTTCATTGTTGCATGTTGGTCTGCACTAGCTATTCCAGTTTCATCTACTGGTGGAAATTGTGCTGTATCTGATTGATAGTTTTTATCTGGATTAATAAAATTAACAATAACTCTATTATATCTTGAATTTTTGTTTTTACTTGATACTGATATGCCACCAATAATATTATCTTCTGTTAATGTAATTGATGCTGAACCAGTACTTTCAACTAATATATTATAAATACCAGATGAAAAGTTTAAATATGACCTTGAACCCCTCACAAATTCTTTTACGTTATCAATAGCTTTTCTTGAGGTATCAATAACAATATGACTATCCATTAAGTCTATCTGGCTTGCACCACTATAAGGGGTAATATTAGCATCACATACATCACTAGCAGTTTGCCAATCTGCAAAGTTACTATCAAAATAACTATTAGTTATCCCCATACCAAATCTATCGTTTCTTAAATAATCTAATAATTGCAATATAGGATTATCTGAATATGCCCATGTAGAACTTGTGTCTTTCCTATGGCTACCAGAGCCACCAGTAACAGTTCCATCTAAGTTAGGGTTATATACCTTTTTACCTTGAACTATCGCTGTAACACTCGGTAATGAGCCAAACTTATCTTGATTCCACTCAAATCTAATAGCAAGATATGCCAAACCCCTTAATCTATGATTACTTGTCCAAGAACTTAGGGTGGATAATAAACTTGATGCACTTTGACTATCAGAACCAAAATGAGGTTCGCAGGTTATTAAACTTGCACCATCATAAAAATTAGCATCACCACTTCCAACTGTTATTTGTGTATTATCTGCAATATCCCCAGACCATGTAACTGTATTATCGTTTATTTGTATTGAGGTAATATCATTTATTTCACCCTCACTTAATACAAGAGCCATATATAAATATTGATTATCTGTTCCAGATGTTTCTAAAAATACAACATGACCACCAACTTTTCTTGTTCCATAAACAATAGGAATATGACCATTTGCAGTAAATTTATTAACTAAAACCCCTCTTGCTTGTTGTTCAGAATTTTGTTGTGAAAAATCTGGTATTTCTGGCATGGGTATTATCCACCCAATAACATCTTCAACAATACCAACAACACCATCAACTATATCTTCAACAACATTTACTATTTCTTCAAATGGATTACACATTAATTTAATCTCCAATTAGAGCCTAAATTTTTAAAACCAAGTTTTTGAAATACTGGGTCTATATGTAAACCAGATGTTACCGATAAATACATTGGTAAACCTTTTGCGACTTTTTTAATTGAATCAACTAAAGCTGTAACTAATTTAAAATTTCTAAAACTTTTCTTAACATAAATTGTATGAATATGAATACATTCACTTTTACTAAACCAATATTCTGTTTTGTGGAAAATAGTACA